GTCTTCTGCCATTTTGTTAAATGAAGCTTCTACAGTAGGCTTGGTTTGCTTCTTGGGCATATCTTCTGTGATTGGGCCTGTCTTTACACGAGTCTGAAACTCAAGACCTTCACGGTATAGTTTTGTTGCACCCTCATCTGTATCGACGCTGACTTTATCAGAGTTCATTACATAGGCTGCACCGTAGTTGTAGTTATTGTCTGGCATTGCTGCCTCCTAGTTAACGGAAAGAAAGCCTTGGTCTTGGGCAGGGGCGGCTTGAGGAACCCTGTCCGGTTCTGGAATCATGCCAGAATCTCTTTGTGAAATAGCGCGGTTGCGAAGCTCGTCAATGCGTTTTTGTTCTTCTGTAGCTGCTACACCAAAACCGCTGGCGGTATCTGATATGTCGGTCATTGAAAACGGGGTTAGTTCACTAGCTCCGCTAAATGCTCCTACAACTTCCTGTGCTACTGCGGGCAATCCTAAATCTGCTGCTTCTGATTTACCAGCTATGTATCCTGATGTTGCTGCAGCAATAGGAAGGACGCTTTTAGCACCGGGAATCTTTTGTATTGTGTCTAAAGTTTTACCTATGTTTTTAACCAGACCATCCCAATCCAAGCCCTTACTAGAAAGTTCTTCTTGTAAGTTGCTAGAGGTTACATTCTTGTCTATGTTGTCTGTGGACTTGAGAGTAGTGGGAACCTCTTCACGAACCGGGAGTTCGAAGTAGCCTTCATATCCTGTGGTCTTGGTTGTGATACGGGTTTCTGGCATCGGAATCTTGGATTGAACATCAAATCCTGCGTCCGTAGCAGACTGCCCCCAAAAAGAAGATATTTGAGAAGCAAAATCCCTGTCTAAATCTCCTACATTTCCCGGAAATGCTTTTTGATAACCCGCCAGTTCTCCTGTAGAACCTTTTGATGCAGCTTTTAGACTACGTCCCTGTAGGTATGCTGTTCTTTCCTGTGGTATTCCAATATCTAATGCTATGCTTGAGTGTACGTTACGAAGAAGAGGAGAGCCTGTCTTACCCGGACCTTTTTCTGGATGAAGTGAGTCGTAGTAAGTTTTAGTTGCTTGGTCGTACATCAAGTTCGGAACCTTGACGGCTCTTAATATTTTGTTTATGTCAGTTGTTTTAACTTGTGCGCCACTAGGTTTTCTAAAAAAGAAGTCCCCCGGCTTTATGTCTACTAACAATTCTTGAAGGATAGAATCCGCAACAGGATTTAGGGGAATATTAACAGGGCGACCCTTGGTTCCCGCTACATCAGTTTCAATGTAAACTGCACCAGTATCAGGCATGTACTCTTTCATGCTAAGATTTAAAACAGCGTTAGGGCGAAGGCCTGTATTTAAATTAAATATGATGGCTAGTGCTGCAGGTCTAGTAGCGGGGTCATCTAGATACTTTGCAACACCAGAAAAAAACTGAGACTGAACCTTACGGTCAGGGTTAATTGCTATCTGAGCTTCTGCTTTAGACGGTTCTATCCTGCCAAAAATACGATTGTTTAAATCTGTGTTAGGAGCTTTATCAGGAAGAAGCTTGTACTCAGCAGTATCCGGGCCTAGGTTTTCTTTTAATAAAAGCCCTACCTGCCTAATATTTTGCATAGCCGCTTTGACAGGAGCATTTTCACCAGTATTTCCAAAAGTTTTAGAAAGAAGGGTAAATCCTTCCGCATCTTTTTCGAACAAGCGAAGTGCTGAACCGGGTTCGTCAGCTATGTCCTTAAAATACTGAATAGTAGGACTGACAAAATCTTTACGATTTGATTTCTTAGCGTAGGCTTCAGCAACTTCACGAAGGGTTGCGGTTTTTGGGTCGAGGTCTGCCATTAGTATCCAAACGTAGCATCATAGGGCTGGAAGGCTTGGTCTTTGATGCCCTGCAGTTGTTTGTGTATCGAAGTGTATCCGCTGGTTCGCGTCATAACCATATATCGCAACGCATCGTAGGCATGGTCCTCTGCTCTCGTGTCTACATCTTCACTGTTAGTTTTGGAGAGTGGAATGCCCGATAGCTGTGCAATGATATGCTTACAACTAGAAAAGATTCGCATACGGGGTTCATTAGAGTGGGGGTCGTCAGCAAGCCGCCTGTGTAATTCCATTTTTCCTTGTAGACGATTGCGGTCGGATTGAGTCCACCTAACCCCGGCCCTCATCATAGTCTCTGCGATAGAAGGGCCGAATCCGGTCTTGTTCCAGCATGAAGAGTCTAGGACCGTATAATGAGGTAGCGGGTCTAACTCTTCACATTCTAATATTTTATCAGCTAATTGCTCTGCTGTCAAGTGTTTTACGTAAAGTTCGCGATAAATCCAAATATTGTTATCCCAATCAATAGCACCCCACAGGACACACGACGGCGACGAGTAGCCGTAGTCGGCGGCTCGTATGCGGGGCCAGTTCGTGGGAAGCTCAAAATGTTCGACCACATGTCGTACCCTCGAAAACTCTGGGAAGGCCGCTCCCTCTGCCACATCCCAGTCCCCTTCTAGGAGTCGTCTACGCTCGACATCCGGGAGTGACCGAAGCATGGCCTCATATTGACCATCTGCCATCAGGAAGGGGTTGTCAGTCAACCTCGCCGGAATAAACTTGCGGTAGAATAGGGGTTGACCTGCTTTTGGATGATTGTCAGGCCATACAAAGGTGCGACCTGTTTCTAAGTCTTTAGCTCCGAACGCCTTGTTGGGTTCGTGGGCATCAATGTACATCTTCTTCACCCACCAGCCGCCGACACCACCGGGGTTCGCTGTGCAGCGCATGGTTAGGTTAGTCTGTAGTTCGGGGTCCGTCGAACGGAGACGAGAACGAAGATAGTCCCAGACGTAACTGTTGGGGTACTGTGTTATTTCGTCTATGCCAATCCAGTTAAACGCCTGTCCCTGAAAACGGGTGACATCCTTATCTCTGTCGAGATAGGTAAACCACATGGTTGCACCAGACGGAAAGACCCACGTTGATTTGGACTCGCGGAACGTTGCTCCGGGAAATGCTTTGGGGTATAGCTGCTTCGACTTGTCGATGAGTTCTGTTAGTTCGTCGAGCGTTCGCCGGAGAAGAAGGCCACGATGATTGGAATTATGGCAATAGCGTAGGGGGTCAGCAAGTAGAGCAAATGACTTGCCACCGCCAGCGGCCCCACCATAAAGTACATCCTGTTCGGAAGCCGAAAGAAAGTCCTCTTGAGGTCCTTCATTAGGTTTGAAAATGACAGGGGTATCATCTATTAGGTCCGTAACTGCTGGGGGTAATACGTCGAGGTCTGCAGCATCTACCACACGGGTCTTGTTGCCGTTCAGGGCATTCTCTATGTTCTTGGCTGCACTGGTCAGGTCACGAACCTTGCGACGGTTCCGGGCTGTCTTCACATCCTGCTTGACCTGCTTCTTCTTGGCATTCTTCAGCTTCATCTGTACAGAACGCCGCGCACGTTCCCGGTCACTCATATTGTGCGTGGTCTTGGGTTCGCCGGGTCTTTTCTTAGGTCTGCCGACCTTGCCTAGGTCTTCTGGGTTCGGGGGGACTAGGACTCTTTTGCGTGGGGCCACGGGTTAGTCTTTCTCTTGACTGCCTGATGCTTTACGTCCACGGCAAGACGACATCTTCTTCACACCGCCCTTGGGAGTGCCATAGCGGTAGCCGGGAACCTTGCCGCCCGTTGCTTTACCGTAGCGTTCGCTAACCGGTTTGCTTTGCAGTACCTTATACCGCTCATGCTCCTCATCAGTTAAGTTACTGACGTTTTCCATTGCAATCCGCAGGATTTCTCTATCACTCCGCATCTATCACGACCTCTTTCTTGGGTGGCAACAGGACAACCCCGTGGATTGCCTGTACGTTGTGGTTCATTGTTTCCTGTTTTGCGATACCAACGCGGTTCAGGATAGATTCTGCTGCCTTCATACGAAGGTCGTCCCCGCGTTCAATATCTACGGCTGTAACAAGGTTAACCAGCTTGTTCGCGGCTGACAGGGAGTGGCCTGCTAACATGGTTTTGGTACGCTCTATAATCTCATCGGCTAGGCGTTCCTTTAGCCAGCCCACGGATTTGGGAGAGTAGCCCACTATTTCGGCAGCAACGGACATATTGCCGTTGTTTTCGAACAGGACATCCAAGAACTGCTCCTGTTTCTCTGTCAGGGCAGCTTTTTTAGTAGTCTGGGGTAGTAAATTCATGGGGATTTAGGTTTGTAGGCCCTCTGGGGCTGTACACTTCCACTTTATGTTTAATTCGAACAGGTTCGCACCCGTGGCAAACTCTGCCATTTCATCGACACGCTTCATGCACTCAGCTTTACTGGCGTGAGGACCTCGTGTGTCGCTCAACTCAACACATTCTTCGGGTGCTGCAGCTAGACATATCAGTAAAATAGCTTCGAACATGGGGTTTTCCTGCGAACCGTTGTCATACCCTTGTATTATGGCGGCTTTTGCAACCGGTGTCAACCTGTTTTCAGCATGGTTTATAGAAAAATAACCAAAAATGAAAAAACCTGTTGACAAATGGTGAATTTGACGCTACCATAGGACCAAGTCCTGCCGGGGTAAACCCCCTGTGTACCTGCAGGGTCCCCTAATGGTTCGCAAAATGGTCCCCGCTGGTTCTCCGGTGGGGTTTTTCTGCTTTTACCCTAGGGGTTCGCAAAATACCCTGTATGGATAACCCTAAAACTACAAAAAATATGTCGGGTTTGCATAGCATATGCCGGGGGGGTGGGGTGTCCCTCGCGTACCCGCGCACAGCCAAATATTTTTATAATTAGGATACCTCACCGAGACCTTGAGACATACCTAAGGCACCGGCAACCCCGCGAACACATACTAAACCCTGCGAACACCCGCCCGCACACGCGCCCGCGTTGCCTGATTTGTCATGCCGGTTAATATCTGGGGTGGCCTTTTGATTTATGGAATATATACAAACACGGACAAACCAGCCCAAGGATTAGCCAAGGGATTACCGCCAGTTAACCCCCATTAATATATGCCGGACATAAAAAGACCCCCGCCGGATAGGCAGGGGCAAGGTTATAGGGCTGTTCAAGGGAGGAAAAGACAGCCCCAACAGGTTCGCGGGAGGTTACGCCACAAGCCTATATTTCGGCTTGGTTCCCTGCCGGTTGCATTCGATGGTATAGCCCCGCTGCCGAAGCTGTTGAATGCCTTGGTGAACGCTAACCGGTGTCATGCCGGAATGCCTGACAAGCGTATCACGATTGACCGCATATGTTCGCGAAGCCAAGCAACCGAACAACCGGCCAAGCTTGCTATTGGGCTTTGGTCGATTAACGCGGCTAACAGTTTGTTCCCCATTCCGGTCTGCAAAGATATCGGCAAGGAATCGCCTTGCGTCTGCTTCTCGTTCGGCTGCCATCCGGGTTAGGACAACGCGCCGCTCGTCTTGCCGGATTGCTTCCTCTATCCGGCTAGTAATGGTTGCAAACTCTTTGATTAGTTTTGGTGGTATATTAGACATTGGTTGGTTCTTTCCGCCCCGCAGGGCTTTGGTGGTTCAAGTAATAAAGACCGCGTATATTATAGAGATTATCAAGAGAACGGTCAGGCTCCGATAAATTACATATAAGGCTTCCATTGGTTATCTTTCATATCACAAAGAAGAGTATGTAAAGCAGCAATGATTCAATCATTACGCTGCCACCGATTCCGCCCAAGTCCACGACGGACTAGCAAGCACAGTCCTAACCATGTCGTTACC